TATACTAGAATAATATGGCGGATAATCTTTTAGATAATGAGCAGGGGGTTGAACAGGAGAGTAGTTATTGGTCAACCGAGAGAATTAATGAACTCCTAAGAAAGGTTGATGAGGAGGGTTTGGATTACAAAAGCGTTGATAATCCATTCCATGATAACAACCCTGATTTAAAAAGGGCTAACGTTCTATGGGAGTATTCGCCAGATGAGATAGTGGAAATGAAAAAGTGTGCTATGGACGTAACCTATTTTGCTAAATATTGCCAGGTTATGACCGACGAGGGTCTTGCGTATATCAATCTCAGGGATTATCAGCAATCTGTTTTAAGAGAATACCAAGCTCACCGCTTTAATATATTTTTAGCACCTAGGCAAGTTGGTAAATCTATAACCTCCTCTATAATATTAGTTTGGTATCTGCTATTTAATCACGATAAGAATGCTATGATTCTAGCCAACGTTGGTGACACAGCTGAGGAGTTGATGGATAAAATTAAATCTATTATCAAGGGACTTCCATTTTTTCTTAAGCCTGGAATGATGGTGAACAACGTGATGTCTATGAGATTTGATAACGGTTGTAGAATTCTAGCTAAAACAACAACTAAAACCTCAGGTATTGGTTTTACCATTCACTTTTTATACATGGATGAGTTTGCTCACATCAATCCCAACTTTATAGAGGCTTTCTTTAGGTCCACATACCCAACGGTATCTTCGTCTAAGGTTTCTAGAATCATTATAACTTCAACCCCTAATGGGATGAATAAGTTTTATGATATCTACCAAGGTGCACTTACAGGTGAGAACACCTTTAATCCAATCAGAGTTGACTGGTGGCAGGTTCCTGGCAGAGACGAAGCTTGGAGACAGAAAGAGATTGGAAACCTGGGGGGTGAAGAGCTTTTTAACCAAGAGTACGGGAATCAATTCTTAAGTTCATCTTCCCTCCTATTAGGCTCAGGAGAGCTTAAGAAGATAAAAACTAATGAGACTGAGTATGTCTGGAGAGAGATTGATGCTATCCATAATGAGGATATACCCTATGAAAATCTTATATGGCATCCTAAATTTGGAATAGATAACGCCAACGGCTCTGGTAAAAAGTTTGTTTTATCTATAGATCTTAGCGCTGGGGTCAAGGGGGATTTCACTGTAATCAATATTTTCAAAGTCACCCCACTGCCCAAGCAAATAATAGAAAAAATCACAGAGTTCGATGATGAGTCTGATTTTTTTGGACTTGTTCAGGTTGGAGTCTTTAGAGACAACGAGATAAAACTAGAGGAGATGGTTAAACTCGTAAAAGCCTTAATTATCGGAGTCTTTGGAATAGATCGGGTTAAACTGGCAATAGAGATGAACTACAAGGGAGAGCTTCTCTACGATAAGCTTTTCTCCAATGATGATTTCTATGAGGGCATGTTCTTATTTACTAAGCACACGGAGAGTGCTAGAGTTTTAAAACCAGGTATCAAGTACAATGAGAAGAACAAAATGAAATACTGCGAACTTCTTAGAAGCTTAATCAGGGAAGATCGCATTTTGATAAATGATAAAAAATGGACCATCCCAGAGCTTTTCACTTTTGGCCTAAATAATAGAGGCACGTATTCTAGCCAAACCGGACATGATGATGTTGCTATGACTCTGGTCAATTTACCGGCTCTCTTTGATGGCTATGATTTCAACCAAATGGTGGGCGAGGTTTATGATGAGCTTGATAATGCATACAAGGAGTTAATAATTAGAAAACTAGAGGGCCCGGAAACCACCTCTCAGGGTGATGAATTCTTCAATCCCAGACAGATAAAGGCCACCAAAGAGGGCAAGGGATATATGGATTTTAATAAATTAATGTAAATCCCCTGTTAATTGACCCGAATATTCGGCTTCCTATTTTGATATATAGTGTAGAAGCAAAAAATATCTTAAAAACTAATGGCAAATAAGGTAAAAATAGACTACTCACAGTTTAAGGCATCAGGTGTTTATACTCTAGAATTCGATGCCTCACAAAATGTGATCTTGACGTCTCAGACGGTTAGATTAGTGGTGGGTTTTTCAAACAAAGGACCTTTCAATACTCCCGTTTACATCCCAGATGCAACAACTATGATTTCCGTATTTGGAGACATAGACAGAACCCTAGAAAATCAAGGATCTTTCTTTCATAGATCAATCTTAACGTGTTTAAATGTTGGACCCGTTTTTGGTCTAAATCTTTTAAAACTTAATGACGAAAGTCCAAATGCTGACTATGATACCTACAGATCTTTCTCTTTAGATACTGAAGAGTTTAATGGGGTCTTAACACAGAGACTATATTCATCTTTCTATAACAAAGAGAGATTCTGGTTTGCAGATCCAGCTTATTTCTTAGCAACTTTAAGTGTTCCTGATACTGGAAAACTTTTCAGCTTGGTTAATCTTGGTAAATCACCTCTGAGTACAATAATTAGAAAATCTACAGACTCTTCTAAGCCACTAAAAGGATATGATATTTTTGCAATTGATTGGTATGGAGCTAATAATGTTCCTAGCTTCATGCATCCATATGACTACATGTCAGATTACTTCATTGACGTGATAGCAGTTTCTGGCGATTGGACAAACTATCCAGCATTATCTGTTGATCCCAAATGGAGCAAATACTTTACCAACACAGGATTTATTAAAAGACAAATTGATAATTTCTTAGCAGAGCAGGATGTTAATATCATTACCTCTGTAACTGGATGTATCATTCCTGATTTTGTTGATCTAAACGGGGTAAACCAATACATTCAAACCTTAATAAATAGTAATAGTCCAGCATCAGGTCTTTTCTGTGCTATTGACGCTAAAGCATTCGATGATATTTGCGCTAACCCTTCTAGGATAGATTTAGTGGGTAATCATCTAATTGACGAGTTTACTGGAGATAAAGATCTATCGGAGCTTAGAATAGACCTTTTAAGTTATGATCAGTCTTTAGTTACTGACTTTCAATATACACAAAATGTAATAGGTGTAACCGGTGACGGCACATACTCTGTGCAGGGCACAAAAACCGGAACTCTGTTTTATTTGAATTCCGGTGCAACTGCAGGTGTTGGCTCAGCATCTTTTTCTCCATATAATCCAGCAGCATTAGATACAGGCTATCACTTTCTTATAACCTCTGGTACAAGTGGACCGAATGCAAATGGTAATATTACAGCAGCCGCACAAAAAACAGCTCTTAATTCTTTCTTAACTGTAACTTCTTCCGCTGATCAGAAATTCGTATTAGGATGGGTTACTGGTATATCGGGTCTTAGTGATCCTCTTATAAGTCAATTCTCTAATGGTGATATCGTTAAGCTAAAAGTTGTTTCAACCAAACAAGTTTTCGGAGAGCTTAAGATTCTTTGGTCTCATCCTCTAGATACTGCTTATTACAGAACCCAAGGTATAGCTGTAGCACCTATTTCTAAACTGGCTTCATATAACACGGGTGCTTCTGGAAGTAATCCTGATTTCTGGATGGATGCTTACCAATTTGGTAACTCTGATTATGTTGATATAGCCAGTGCTCAAATCCCAGACGGATCAGCTTCATATTCAGATGTTTTAGTGGGATATAACGCATCTTCTCTTTATAGTGATGTTGAATCTAGCGTTCTTGGTGATGGCGATGAAGTTTGGACATCCACATCTGGAGCACCAATCCAATATTTAACTTTTGAACAAAACACAGATAGAGATCAATTTAATTATGTTAATGCTAGATCTCATAGCAATCCATCTTTAGCTTCGAGTACCGTTAATAATATCGTAGATTTTGGTGACACCTATGCTAGCTATAATGTTGGTTTACCTGTACCTTCTCCTAGATTTGATATAATATCTCAGAACGGAACTATCAACTCTTACATAGATTGTACTAGAATAGACGTTACAACTTTCTTAGTGAGTGAGGATGGAAATGGATATGTTCCTTTTGCAGTTGGCGATTTAGTTGTATCTACTGATTTGGATATATGTCTTACTTCATTAAGTGGAAACAGACAAAACAGACTTGCTAAGATTACATCGGTGGCTCAAACAACAACCTCTGGGGTTTACAGGGTAACATCTGCTAGACCTGTTCTTTACTATGGCGGAAACAATGGAATGATGAGGGTTCAGAAATTCCAGTCTATTGCTCAATTCACAACATCATTTGATTTCACATATCTTAAGGGATTCACATTAACTGAGAATCACAAACCTAATGGTTCGGATGCAAGAATTAGTGAATTGTTAGATGTTCTTTATGAAACGAATATTGCTAAAACATTGGCTCAAAAAGATGTGATATCATTCAGATACATCATTGACACCTTCTCTGGCCAGATTTTACCTAACTCTAAATACCAGTTAAGTAGATTGGCCCAACTTAGACAACAAGCAATGTCTATCATAAATGCTCCTTCAATGGCTCAGTTTAAGGCTAGCACAGATCCTAGGTTCACTAATGCTCCTACTGCTTCTAATCCTTATCCAAGCTTAAACACTTCTTATATTGCAGATGGAGGTAATTTATCCCTAAATCCAACATATACATTTAGCTTGCCAACAGAAGATTCTGGATCTAAATTCTGCGGATTTTTCTCCCCTTACATCACAATAAGAGAGAACAATAAGAACCTAAACGTTCCCCCAGCTGCTCTTGTTTCTAATAATTTCGTTAGAAAATTTGCAAACGGAGAACCTTATGCAATTATCGCAGGTCAGAAAAGAGGAACTCTTAGCGGTGGCAATATAGTTGGTGTTGAGTATGATTTCACAGATGAAGATAGAGGAAATTTAGAACCATTTGGTATTAATCCAATCATTAAGAGGAAGGGTATAGGTGTAGTTATATTTGGTAACCAAACTGCTTATCAGCAAGTTAATTCGGCTTTCAATCTTCTACATGTTAGAGATCTTCTGATCAGTATAGAGAGTGATGTTAATACAATTCTTGCTAACTATTTATTTGACTTCAATGACGATTCAATAAGATTAGAGATCAAGACCCTTGTAGATAACTACTTAGATGGAGTTAGAGCTGGAGGTGGCATTTATGCTTATCAGACTATAATGGACTCTTCTAATAATACACCAGCTATCATAGATATGAATATGGGTATTATCGATGTTATTGTAGAACCAGCAAGAGGAATACAGAAGTTCATTAACAGAATTACTGTTACAAGAACAGGAGGTATAGCTGCAGGAGGATTTATCCAATTCGTTTAATGAATTGGTTCCTTTTTAAAGCTTAAGATAAATATAATAAGATATGGCAGGATTATCACATTATCAAAACTCACTTTCCGCGATAAACAAGTTTGAACCTGTTTATCTCAACCAGTTTGAGGTTACAATTTTACCTCCAGGCGCAGTTGCGGGCGGGGAAATACTCCTTCAGCATGTTAGTAAAGTAAGCGGTCTTTCTCTAGACAAAAATCCGGGCATTACGACTCAAAAGTACAAATTTGCTAAAAGAAACTATGCCGGTGCTAAGCCAGAGAATACCTATATGGATTTGAATTTAAGTTTCACAGTCAATCTAAATGATGACAACTCAATGTATGTTTTTAAAACATTAAGACAGTGGAGTGATCTTATTTACAATCCCCTAACAGGTGCGATGGGATTAAAAAGAGATTATACTGGAACTATTGTTGTCTCTGTTTTTAACAAAGCAGGAGATGTACACAGAAGAGTAACTTGTAGGGACACCTACCCATCAAAGCCAATAAGCGCAATGAATCTAAATTACGGGTCAACCGATATTTTTAAGATAAATGATATGACTTGGGCTGTTGATTACTGGGAGGATTTATTCCTATAAAAAATATTTAAAGAAATAAATGGCAGGTTTACCACATTTTAAGAATTCGAGGGCAGCAATAAACAATTTTGAGCCGGTTTATTTAAACCAGTTTGAAGTTTTAATAAACACACCTGCAGGTATAGCTGATGCTAATACCACATTTAGAGGTGAGTCTATATTAACCCAACAGGTAAAGTCTATTACAGGATTAGCTGTTGATATCTTACCAAACGATTCTGTTAAACAAACCTATAAATTTGCGGACAGAAGATATGCAGGGGGAGAGCCCTCAACAAGTGATATGACTCTAACTATGGAGTTTGAAGTTAACCTTAACGATGCTAATTCGATGAGCGTTTATAAGATACTTAGACAATGGAGTGATCTTATTTACAATCCTCTAACGGGTGCAATGGGTATCAAGAATGACTACGTTGGATCTATGGTTATTTCAGTTTTTAATAAAAGGGGAGACGTTTTCAGAAGAATTAGAATACCGTCTTGCTTTATAAGTACTGCCATAAATCCAATGGAGCTTGATTATGAGAACGCTTCAATCTACACTTTATCTACAAGTTGGATATGTGATTATTGGGAAGACACATTCCTATAATCTGAAATTATTTTTTAATAAAAGGAGGTCATTTTGGCCTCTTTTTTTGTCTTTGGTTATATAATGCATAAAAACATTAAGAATGAGCACCATAAATCTTTCGCCCGAGGAAATCCTCAAAAGAAGAGAATTAGAAGGAGGTTTAAGTTACGATGATCCGGTAGTGGAGCAATCCACAATTAACCTCGACCAACATCCTCAACCGGAGCAGATACAAATCCCTGTCGAGAAAATTCCAGAACCCGTTATATCCAAACCAATCGAGCCTCCTGTTTATTCAGAACCAGCCCCGGCTTCTTTGGGTAAAGCACAGAGCTACTCTAGCGGACTAGCTTCTGATGAGGGGTGGAAAAATCTACCTGTTTCTATACTACCAACAGGAGGTCTTTATTATCCGGAGGGCACTAGCATGGCCATTCGTTCAGCCGAAGTTAGGGAGATTAGACACTTCTCAACTATCGATGAAGATGATAGGCTGGATATAGAAGAAAAGCTAAGCTACGTGCTCGATAGGTGCCTAAGGATTGATTTTCCAGGTGAGGGTGTGGTTTCATATAGGGATCTAAAACAGGAGGATCGCTTCTTTATTGTGATGGCAATTAGAGATCTTACTTTTGTAAAGGGTGAGAACTCAATACTACTAAAAACAAAGAAGAAATGCAACCAAACGCCAGAGTGTCCTTTCAATAATGGAATAGAGCTTAGAACAGGAGTTTTAAGTGCATATGAAATTGAGGAGAATGTATTAAAGTATTACAATCCACAAACCAGATCTTTTATTTTTACTATTAAGAAAACTGGAAAAATAGTGGAAATGTTTATTCCTAGTATAGGGGTATCACAGGCTATAGCTTCTTTTATAAAGGAAGCTGCAATGAAAAGCAAAACAATTGACGAGGGATTTCTTCAGATTTCTCCTTTCATTTTCGAAGAGTGGAGAACCCTTACTTTTGATCTCTTCATTAATAAAATGAGGGAGTGCGACTACTGGACCAAAGAGGAATACAGCGTATATTTTGAACTGTCCGAAAGAATAAAAGTCGGAACTAAAATGGAGGCTAAACAGAATTGCCCAAAATGCGGTGGAATGGAGGTCACCGCGGATATCACATTTCCCGGAGGGATACGATCTCTTTTCCTTATTTCAGATATCTTTGGACAACTTCTTTGAGATTAAATTTAGGCTCTGGAAGGAGCATGGGTTAAGTCCGGAGTGGGTAGAGTCGATACCATTTTATGAGTATCAGATTTGGATTGATAAGCTGAATGATCTAATAGAGAAGCAAAATGCTGAATCAATGGAAACTGATGGCAAGAAGCAGGTCTTTAATTTTACAAAGAACTCCCCGTGAAATATATAGGAAAGAACTAAGCACCTAAATGGCAAACGATAACCAAAAACTAACTGCCCAAATGATTGATCTTAACCGTAGCATGGATAAACTTGCTGGTGAGATCAAAAAGAACACAACAGCTACACAGACCCTCTCTGAGTCCCAAGAAGATGCTGATAAGGGTAAATCCCAAGATCTTAAATCGATAGTAGACTCTTTAGGGAGCCTAAAAGATCTTAAAGGTCTCACCGATGAGATAAAAAAACTAGACCTTGGCAATCTATCTAAAACGTTAAGTGATCTGCCTGGTGCAATATCGGGTCTTACTAAAGGTCCTCTGTCTTCGTTGATTGGTAAGGGAGCCGGAGAAAAGGTAGGAAATCTTTTTGGTGGAGCAGGCAAAGGTTTCAACGTTGGTAAAATCCTAGGTGGATTCCAGGAAGGAGGTGTTGCTAAAAAAGAAGGCCAATATGTTGTTGGTGAAAATGGACCAGAAGTTGTAAAGCTCCCAGCAGGTGCTGCGGTTATACCTTTAGATATAAAGGACTTTATTACAGGGTTAGCTAAAGTTCCTGAATTGGCAGATCTTGTTAAGAGCAAGGAGATTAATTTTTATGGTGATAGAGACGAGGCTTCCATAGTAAAGGGTGACGGCAAGGATTTAAAGAACAGGATATCACTAGAAAAATTAAAAGACAAATACGAGGATGCTTTAGACGATCAGGAATCCCTAGATAAAGCTAAGCAGGACCCTACTGTTTTAGCCAGTCTTAAAGAGCAAAATAAAATAATAAGGGATCTTATCGGTAAGGGAAATTCTAAAGTCCAAGAATCTATCCAGGCTAACGACTCGGAGTACTATAAAATATGGAACTCTAGCATAAAGTGGATGGATAAAGATCAACTTAAAACTTTTAATTCAATATGGGACAAGGCAATTGCAAGCTTACCTAAAGAAGCAGTTAATGATTTAACAATATCAAGAACCAAACTTTTAGCGTTAGAAAGTTTATCCAAGTTAAATAAACCTTCTGAATCAAAAGAAACTTCTAAAACTGTAGATCTTGCACCAAAAGATGTGGCAAAGAATGTAGATGCTAAGAAAAAAGAGGCAGGATCAGGTCCAACCGTTGAAGCTAAACCCGAAGTACTTAAGACAGCAACCGAATCCATAAAAAGTGCATCCGCTGAGGGTGAAAAGAAGGAGACGCCTAAAATAGGTGATATTTTTTCTACTGTGGGTGGTAGTGGGGTATTAGGGAAGAAAGAATCCGACATAGTTAAGAAAGCTGGGGGATTACTCAGTAGTGAGCTTGGTAAAAATCTAGGCGGAATAGGTGGTGTTGGGAATAAGATAAATGATTTTCTAGGAAAGGGTACAATACCAGGAGGTACAGAATTTAAGAAAAGCATAACCTCATTGGGCTCCTTTGCAAAAAGCGGACAGTCTAGCATAGAGAAAAATATAGAAAAATACACTTCAGATATCTCAGGACTTTTAAAAGCTCAAAACACCCCAGCAACTCCTAAAACAGCTGGTGCACTCTCTGAAACATCCGGAGAATTAGCGGGTGGATCCTCTGAAATGACGGGAAAGAAGGAGGAAGCAGGTAAGGATGAGAAAGGGAAGCCAAAGGACATGCAATCGGAAATAGATGCTATTAAGGGTCTCTTAGCTAGAGTAGCTTCTGCATTAGAAGGAACGCTTGATGTATCAATGATGGAAAATCCATTCAGACCCGATTCAAGGAAGGTCTAGTTTTATAACAATTTTTTTTAACCGTAGTATTTCCTTATATTTGTTAAAAATATAGAAATGTGGAATAAATACATCTCCGGATCTTTAAGGCAGCCATTAAAAATATTAGAGGACCCCGAATTTTTAGCCACACCTAATTGGAGCATAATCGAAGATCCTTCTGATCGATTTAGAATTAAATGGGACTCCTCAGATTCTTTAGATCCGAACAATCTCACAATACACTCTGATGAAAAGTCATTAAGAATGGATCTGATCTATTTAAGAATGGCAAAAACATGGGGCGAGAATTCATACTGTAAAAGAATGCAAGTTGGATGCCTGATGGTTAGGGACAAACTAATCATCTCCGATGGGTACAACGGATCTCCGTCTGGATTCCCTAATGCATGTGAGGATGAGGATATGAATACACTTCCATATGTACTTCATGCGGAGGCTAATGCAATTACCAAACTAGCCAAGAGCACGCAGAGCTCAGATGGAGCAACTTTATATGTAACGTTATCTCCTTGTTTTGAATGCTCTAAATTAATCATACAATCGGGAATTAGAAGAGTTGTATTCTCCGATGTTTATAGAAAACCGGAGTCACTCCCATTTCTAGCCGAAGCAGGAGTTGAATTAGTAAAAATCAGTAAACCATTATAATTATGCTAGAATTAACACAGGATCTAAAAAGTAAACAAAAAGAGAAGAATATCCAAAAATTAGCAGAAGATTTCATTTTATCAAGGAGTGATAAATCTTTTAAAATGCTATTTGAGAGGCTAAGACCTGGGGTATCAAACCATTGCTTTTTGATTCTGAAAGACCAGGAGCTTGCTGAAGATGCGTTCCTTAACACTATGTCTAAGATTTGGAGTAAGATCGATCAGTATGATCTAATCAGGGGTAACTTTTCTACTTGGTGCTATAATATAGCTAGAAATGAATCCCTCTTACTCATAAAGTCTAGAAAAAGATATAGTAGTCACCTAGATTCAGATCTTGAGTATCTTTCTTCTAAGAACTCTCTAGGAGATCTTGGAGGACACTATACATTAGAGGAAGATCCAAACTATGCTTTTTATGGGGAGGAAAACAAGACAGACGCTGTTTATGAGTCTGTTTTAGACGAAATCAGAACTCTTCCTGAACTTTATCGTGATATCATGATAGATCGTGAGATCAATGGCATGAAATATAAGGATATTGCCGAAAAGTATAATATCAAGAAAAGATCGATAGCCACTAGGATAAGAAGAGCCAGAGGAAGAATTCGCAAAAAAATGGATAAGAAACAATAAGGCTTCCCAGCCATATAAAAATAAAAGAAGAAATGTTAAGACTTCTTAAAGTTATAAAAGAAATAAAGCTTTACCGCGAGTATCTTAAAACGGTTAAGCAAAAATCTGAGGAATCCCCATTTTGGACTAGAATGAATCTCAGGGTTGATTGGGTAGGAAGAGTTTATACTGTTATAAATCTACCCCAGCAGGTTATACAATCTCCAGATCTACCAAAAGAGGCAAGGCCCTCTTTTGTGATGAATGAGATAAAGCCTATCAACGAGCATTTCAAATCTCTAAATATGGAGGAGCTGATGACGCTTTCTATGGAAGCAGTTAAAGGAACGAATGATGAATCATATCTGATTGTTTATCAGTATGTTTTTAGAAATCTCACTATTCTTTGGATTCTTAGATTCCTATCAGAGTTGGCTATTATCGTTTTTGCTTTTGTGAAGTGGGGTCATTATATTTTTTAAATTATGGATCAAAGATTACAATCAGCTAAGTCTGAGATAGAAAAAAAATTAGAAGTATTTAACGATAGGAGTTTTACCTTTGATGAACCTACACATACGTATAGGTATGCTGGTAAAAAATTCGATTCTGTAACCACTTTCATTAAGACTTTTAAGGTTCCTTTCGACCGTGAGTATTGGTCAAGAAAAAAGGCTGATGAAAGAGGCGTAGATCCTTCTGTTATTCTGGAGGAATGGAGCCAGAAGTCAACTAAGGCCATGGGCATAGGAACTAAGGTCCATAAATTCATAGAGGATTATTTAAGTGGAGAAGACCCACAAATACCGGAAGATCCTGAAGTGAAGGAGAGGGTTGATAAATTCTTAGAGTTCCATAATAGAAAGCTTAATGTTTTTCATCCACTAAAATCCGAGCTTAAAGTTTTTTCTAAAAGGTGGAGACTCTCAGGAACGATAGATCAGCCTTTTTTATTCTGGGACGAGAAAAAGAATCTACCTTTTTTAGTTATAGGAGACTGGAAAACCAACGGCGAATTTAAAGACGACAATCATCCAAAGGGGAAATATAAAAAACTGCTAAGGCCGTTTACTCATCTGTATGAGAACAATCATAATGAATACTCAATACAGATTAGTTTGTATAGATTAATACTAGAGGAAGAGGCGGGGATAGAAACAGAAAGTGGTTTCCTATGTCACATTGGTCCAGAGGGACCTCCTAAATTATACCCAACCAAGGATTTAAGGGAGCCTTTGAGAGCCTATTTAGAAAATAACAGGACAGAATTTGATATTTTTGACATTTCTTAGAAACAATTTCTTTATTATAAACTAAAAACTAAAAAATAAAAATATGCCAACGAGTAAAACAGAAATCGAATCAACGATTGGACCTGGTGGTTCTAATGAAACCGAGTTTAAAACAATGGAACAAATCGAGGTTCCTGAAAGTCCATTCCCATCCAATGTTGATATCAATAGAGTTAATTTATTAGAAGAGCAAATAGCTTCTAAAAAAGAGGAGATAAAAACAAAGGTTTATGCCATAACAATGACTAAAGAAATTTTTGAAAGCTATGCCGATTTTATGGAGAATAAGTCTGAATGGGCTGGAACAGAAGCTCTTGGGATTAGAGAGGTTAATAAGCAGATTCAGAAAATAAAATCGGAAGGAGGTGTTAAAAATTCGGTCATCTTCTTAAGTGCTTTACCTCTAGAAGCTAGTCATTATTTCATCTCTAAGTCAAGAGGTACTGGTTTAAAAGAAGCGGAATCATTTTTAACCATTTACAAGGCTATAGATCAGGCCCTTGGCGATGCTAAAAAGGATGCATCTGCAATAAAGGACTTGGAAAAGGAACTTGCGGCAGCTATGCAAGGGATTGAAATTGAGTAATCCAAACCCTTCAATATAAATTTAGCCAGGTCCGCCTGGCTTTTTTATTGCCCCAAAAGTAAAGATATATAAACAAAAAGTAAAAATATGAAAGCTTTAGAAAAAATTAAAAACAATTCTTTAACTATTGTATTGGTTCTTTCCCTTATTCTCTTCCTTAGACAATGCGGGATAAATCGCAATCTTGATAAAATGGCTAAAGACATAAAGGCTATGAATCAGAAAATGGACTCAATCCCAAATAGGGATGAGCTTAATAAGATGATCCAAATAGAGGGCCTTAAATCTTCAAAAAGAGTTCTTTATGATTGGAATTCTGTTGTTAGAACAGCGGTTAGACCTGACGATAGAATGAACCAATATGATAAAGAGATTGAATTATTAGAGAAAAAATGAAAAATAAATTAGTACATTGGTTTATAATATCTACATTTGTTAGTCTGTATTTGATCGTTTCGGTCATTTCAACTATTCACGTGATAGAATTTTTTGAGCTATCCAACCCTAAATGGCTAGCAGTTTCCCTTGCTCTAGCATTTGAGGTGGGAGCTGCAGCTTCCCTCTCCTCTCTAATCATTATGGAGAAGATGAATAAATTTATGGTATGGTCTCTGTTTATAATACTCACTGTTATGCAGGCCATGGGTAATACCTATTATGCATATACTCATTTGGACAATTTCCAATCATGGATAGAGCTCTTTGGGCTGGTTGATGAAGATCTTATCTATCAAAAAAGAATGCTATCTATTATAAGTGGGGCTATACTTCCATTGGTTTCTCTTGGTTTCATCAAGTCTCTTGTTGACTATATTAAGCCCAACAAAACTGTGGATACATTACCCGAGCAGGATGTAAAGACTGAGACCGAACAATTACCGTTGGGAACTGAAGGAATTAACGAAATCCCCTCTGATGCAGCTTTATCCGAGAGCATAGAGATATTAGAAGCTATAAATGCTGATGAGTCCGGTATTGAAAATGCAGATGAATTAGCGGTACCGCAAGAATCCGAACCCGGCAGCAAATCCATTCAGGAGCAAGCTACCGCAGAGAGTCATATGGTAAATGTTAACTCAAATAGACCCGTTGGCCAGGATCCAATCTCAGATTACAGGAGAAGACTAAATGGGTAATAAAAATAATTTATAAAAATTGGCAGATCAAGACATAGCATCGATACCTGATTATGACGGCGGAACCTCTGGCGGTGGGGGATCTGACTTTTCTGGTGGTAGTTCATTTTACCCATCTTCGCCAATTCAGGGTGCTTCTGGTGGAACTTTTACCACAAGATACAGGAATGTTGCATTAACCAGAGATCAATTCGCAGTAATAAATGCAACGTTTAAAGATTTTAACGATCCTTCTGAGCTTAGATTCATAGGGGATTCGATAAGGGTTACTAAAAAAGCTGATACCTTAGATTTTCTCAATTTAGCTGAGTTTTTCCACCCTTTACAAGATTTTTCGGACTATCAAAAGCAAACGTTTGTAATAAGTCCAAGAACAACTGTTAATTTGGATCCTGCAGGATTTCCTAACACTAATGGTGAGGTTTCTATGCTAATTGCTAGAGCCTATTATTTGCCAGAATCTGACAAGGACCAAAGAATCATTTTCTGGGAGTATGAGGGATCCGGGAGAAATCCAATGGGTCAGTTTATGGTTTTAACTGGGGCGGTTAAAAATGGTTATTCGTGGCAGGGATGGGATCTGAATCCATTCTCTACTGTCGATAACTCAGATCCTGCAAACATCTCAATGGGTGGAATTTTCTTCACAAATCCAGGGGATATGGACGTAAAAATCACAATAATAACAGCAAACTAAAATGGCAACACAACCAGTAACTTGTCCTTATACACAACCAGCGGGGTTCAACTTCTTTAGAGGTAATCTAGTTTTGGATGACGGGTCAAAAGCTACCCCTCCTGTTTATATGGAGCTTTCCGATATTCTAGAGGAGGTTCAGTCTTTCTCTAAGAGCAGGGCAAGTCTTAAATCTGGACAATGTTATATTCTAACCCAAACCGATATAGGTGATGAGTTAGGCTATGTTTCTTTTATTGCTGTTAAAGCAACATTTCCTGCTGGAACACTGGAAACAAAAAAGTATTTAAACTGGACATATCAGGAAAATACTTATACAATGGGGACACTAATGGTCCTATCTGGGAAAAGACTATCTTCAGTAAGCTCTATTTACGAGGGATGGCTTTTATCTAAGCCTGGTGTATATTCACAGAATGGTGGCATACTTTTTTGCAATCCTCACCCGGATATTGATATAAAATTGGAAATATTGGTGGCTAGATGATAAAACCATCACATTTTTAAATATATACTAAAAAGTTTCCGTCTCTGTTCGGATATATAATGAGATCAAAAAAAATAAAAACTATGGACTTTATAAACCAAGTTAAACAACTAAAAGAGCAAACTAAATCTCCTGAGGTTAGACAAATATGTGAAAACTACCTTAACGGTGGAAGCAATGCTTCTAAAGAAGCTATCACAAGCGCAATCAATGAGCATTTTTCTAAGGCTCCTGAGAGTTTGAATGTTCAGAACTACAGGGACGTTATTAAAAATGAAGAGATGCAAACAGCTAAAAGAATGGCTGATTCCTTAATGGAATCTTGGGGATCTACTTCAAAGCCTTCTTTGAACAACTCAGGCTCATACATTTCTAATGTGAATGATAACAGTGCTCAAAAAATGTTAACAGAAAGCATGGAAACTCTTTCTAATGAGGATCCTACCGCAAAAGCTTTTGTTGAAGCTCAGGGTTTAAACAGTATGGGTGTAATGGAAGCAATTTCAGCAATTAGAAATTCTTCTATCTACGATCATCCTGGAGTTAAAATAGTTTGTGAAAAATATGCTGGTCTTATACAGACTAAGGGAGTCCCAGAATTTTCTTTGATCAATAACTTTGTAGCAGAGACTGCGCCTTTCAAATGGGATGATACTATCGGATCTGTTGTAGAGGAGCTTAGCGAGAAAGCAAGTAAATACTCTAGAGAGATAGAGGTTTCTATAGTTTTAGAAAGAATCAAAGCTAGCGGAAGCTACGGATTCTATTCAGAACTTACTGAGTCATTAAACTCTTGGTTAGTTTCAGAAAGCAGATCATCTGGTCTTTTAGCTAAAAGCATTTCTAAATGGTCTTTTAATCCAGTTGTTAGAAATCTAATCAACTACTTAAATGTTAATGAGGCTAAATCTACTAATAAATTAGAGATCCCTATGAATGCTCAGGGCGAATCTACTGTTGCTAGAGTATATTCTCCAGTATTGGTTGAAAGCGAAAGAACTTTATTTTCTATAGGATCGACAATATTTGAAATGACTGAGGACACATTCGAAAAAGTTTCTCCTAAGTATTTCTCTAAAATACCTGCTGACTATTTACAACTTGTTTCTATAGCGAATGATAAATCTGTTAAAATTAACGAAAGCGGAATATCTGTTAGATTCGGTAAGAAATATGTTAGATTGGTAGAGGAAAATTCAGATATTTCAGTTTATTTAGATAGATCTAAATTGAAATTCAGATCTCTTGGGGAATTAGGTAAAATGCTGAGCTTAGAAACCGGATCTTATCTAGGTGTTAATGAGAGCCAAACTATAAACAATATCATCTCTCTATACAGAGGATATAATGATATTGTAGAATTAGATTTTGCTAAATCTATCACCTCTAACATTTATGAGGGATTAGGTATTAACCTTATCAAAGCTAATGGCAAAATATATTTGCATCGTATAAATGAGGCAATGAGAGAAAATTCTCTATTCCAAGTTAATGGAACTCAGGCTGTTAAAGCTGTTAAGGATGTACTAAGATATGACATATCTGAAGGCTTAACAGAATTCTTAGAAGGCGAGCAAAAGGTTAAATCTGTAATGGTTAACGATAGAACTAAAGTTCTTGAGAACATTTCAAAGGTTGAAGCTGAAATTGGTAAATTGGAAAATCTAATGGAAAGTAATCCACTTTACTCTAATTCTAAAGAGATAAAATCAGCTCATTCTCTTTTGAATAATGAATTATCTGTTCTTAAAGAAAAATGGAATCAGATAAATTTAGAGTTATCTAAAATAGAATCTGAGCCTCAGGCGGAAGCAGATCTTTTAGAAGACAGTGCATTCAATATTGGATCTTATATAAAAGTAAAAGAATCAGGTGAAACTGGAAAGATTATATCAGTAGATGGAACATCTGGAAGATACACAGTTCTTTTAGATAATGGAAAAACTACAGATTTGCTAGTTAACGAGATAGTTGATCTAGAGCAGGCTTTAAACCAAGCTTCTGAAGAAAATCCTGAAACTAATGATGCAGATGAAGACGGGCAAGAAGAAATGAAGGAGTCTAACAATTTCAATAAATCGAATTTAAAGGTATCAGAGCAAAAGAAAATATTAAAAACACTTGCTACAAATCATGGATTTGCAAAAGCTCCAGGAGTAGGTAAAGGCGAAATAGAAATGGGGAT